TGTGCTCCTCTTATCAATGGGTCATTTATAGCACGAAGAATATGTATAACACGCGTAATTTCCGTCCAATGTATATTTTCAAACTCTATCAAAATTTCAACATCTGTTTTTCTTAACAATTTTTCCCATCTCGTAAGTGCTCCCTTAAGAACATCTATATTTGTATATGAAAGCTCGTATCGTCTTGCTTCACTCACTACATTATAAAATTCGTTTTCCATTTACTTTACTAATAATTATACAAAAGACAAGTTATTATTTTAAACCAATAAAAATAGACTAATTTATCCATTTCATCTCTTGAATAAATGTTTGCTTTTTGCTATATGTTTTTATGATACTTTTGCCATTTTTTTGTTTTGATAATGTTTTGTAACATACTGTTTCTGGTAAATATTCCTGTGAAATAGGGTCTCTTATTTTTCTATAAGTTTCGATAATTTCAATATTCATACCATGTATCATCGAGGAATAGATCAACTTGAGTGTTTTTGGATAGATACCGTGATCATATTCTGTAATCACAATAGTAATACTTTGTTTTGGATAATATTCTTCCAATAAGCGCTCTATATGTTTTAATTCCAATAAATGACCTATATCCTGATAACTAAATTTCATATAAATAAAATTAAATATAGATCTTTCTATATAACATTTTCGTAGAGCATTTATATTTTGTATCTGTTTTGTTTCTGTATCGTTGCTTCCTTTTTGAAACTTATTCAAATAATCTCTATCGGATGCCCCGCATGACTGATTTCTATGATAGATAAGCTTATCTAATTCTACAATCATTTCTGTATCAAAATAAGTAATTCCTTTACAGAATTCAGTAAATATGAGAGATGGAAATCGATACATATAAACAGATATTTTACGGATTTTTAATAGTTTTATAAAAATTTTATCCGCAACAGATCTTAATAGAGACTTATTTTTATATTGTTTTAATCTTTCTTTTGAGATGGAACCTATAAGAACTTGAAATATTAACAAAAACTCTTTTAAATGTTTTCTTATATATTCATCTTTGTTTATATTTATATTTATCTGCAATGTTGAAATCGTATTCGTGACACATTTATCTATTTTATCTAAATAAGAATCTACTATATTATCTATAGCATCGGCATTTTTAATTAGAAGATAATCTTGTAAATTCAAAGCATATTTGTAAAGTTCTTGTAATGCTTCGTCCATTATAATTATACAAAAAGACAAGTTATTATTTTAAACCAATAAAACTTAAACATTTATAATAATACAATAATACAGTAATAGCAAATATTAAACATGTACGCGTATCCTGTAAAAATAATAGAATCAATACCGTTGGAGGTTTCAACAGGAAGCAATGTGGAAATTGGAACTTATCTAACGCGTCAAATTCCAACGGGAAGCAACACCATTGGCGATGTCAATGTGAATGTTAAAAATAGTAATGTTTCGGATACAAATCCATTTCCAACAAAGATAGTTTCTCCAACAACAAGTAAAAACCAACTTAAGGTAGCCGCATCTGAAATCGTCTTCTTTAATACATTCCAGTACGGTATTGAAACAGATGTATGGGATACTTCTACACAAAATGGAGGTTCGGCATTATTCTCATCAAATATATCTGGTGTCGTTATGCAAGTATCAGGACAATCAAACTCTGAAGTAATTCGCCAAACCAGAAATGCTATGAAATATATTCCTGGCCGTAGTGCTGAATTGACATTTGGCATACGATTTACAAACCCATATCCAGGAATTCGTCGTAGAATAGGATTGTATAATGGAACGGACGGTTTTTATTTTGAGGATAATGGTGGGGATTATGCATGTACCTTAGTAAATTCGTATGGAAGCAATGGGACACCTTATTTAGAACGCGTTTCCAGGTCAAATTGGAATGGTGATAAATTAGATGGAACTGGAGATAGTGGAATAACAGCAAGTGGGGATGCTATGCAAATGATAGGCTTTGAATATGAATGGTATGGAGCCGGTCAGGTAATATTTAAATATATTATTGAAGGTAGTGCTCGTACAATTCATACATTTAATACAGGAAATAGATTACCATTTCCGTGGAGTATAACACCTTTTCTTCCTATTCGTTTAGAAATAAAAAATATAGATGGTGTTGCTGGTACAAATTATATGGTTCAATTCTCAAATTCATTAACCAATCAAGGAAATACAACAAAATTAGGTATCGCCCAAAGTTTACTCACTCCTTTAACCGGTTATAATATGCCCACTGCCAGAACCTTTTATCCGGTCATCAGTATTCGTTTAAAAGCGACCGCTCTTCAGGGTATTGTCATACCCTCATCTTTCCAAGCATTTACATTAGATAATACCATTATCTTTTATAAAATTATTCGTAATGCTACGATTGCTAATGGCTCATGGGTAAATATGACAGACACCAATTCTTTCGTCCAATACAACATGACTTCTACGACGGCAATTACCGATGGAGTTAATATAGATGCTGGAATTATATCAATAGGTGGGGGCGGTAGTCGTGTTATGTTGGATAAAGATACTCAATATCAAATTGGTCGTAGTGCTCTTGGCACAGTCAGTGATACAATCACCTTAGCCATTGCTGGATATGGAACAAACAAAGATGCTGTAGCAGCCTTAACTTGGATTGAACAACGATAAATGGAACAAATACNGCAATAATAAAAATATGATTTGATTATTAAATTTTTTGTAGATTATAAAACAAGAATGCCTACCGTAGATCGTAAGATACTTGCNGTNATTTATGTTTCCTTACGAAAATATGAAAAGAAACCGCGATTTCTTATTGTAAAAGATGCCGTGGAAAAAGAATGGACGTTCATTAGTGGCACTTGCGAGGAGCATGAACGAACAAACAAATGCGCCATTCGCGAGATAAGAGAAGAAACCAGAGGTCTCGTGTCATTAAAAACGCTTCCAAAACGAACCAAAATCTTTCAAACGACATATGAAAACAATCGTGTAGATGTGATGTTCATACCCATACGACGGACAGAAGAGCAGATGAAACAGATTGAGATTGAATTTTGTGAAATACCTACCAATGATCGGCCAGAACTGGAAGAAAACACGAATTTACGCTTTGAAACATTAGGACAGTTTATGAAACGAATACATGTATGGGAATTCGTAAAAGACCTATGTAATACAGAACAATTTATTGAAATGTGCCCGAAATAAAAAAGAGAAGAAAAAGCTAAAAGAAAAGTTCATAACCCCTATGTACATGTGAATAAGTATAAATATATCAAAGGTTCTATGAATGCTGATATAGGTACGGTGCTAGTTGAAACAAAAATTCCCATACAAATTCAATAGGTATTATTTTTTCGTCCTTTGAATATTCGGGTGGTATATATATTTTATAATCCATATTGGCGTCTTTATAGGAAGTAATCGGTAATATAATCTTTATTTTATTAAAGGGATAACTTATTTTTTCCATAATAAGCACAACATCATACGAAACATGGTGTGTGATAAATTTATACATATTGTTGTTATACATTATTTTCCCATTTAGACAACTATTGCTTTCGCAAAAACTCTCTTCCATATGAGTAATTTCCATATTCTTTATTTGTTCAATTGGAATCGTAGTAATCGTATCCGGTATGTCATGCGATATAATATGAACTCGTAAGGTATTACGGAGGTTCTTTTGTATATGATTCACACATCTATCGTATGGCACCCGAAGATGAGAACGCAATACATACGCCATCTTGTTATCAAGTAAGGTATTAAATTTATTAAACTCCCTTTCATTTTTTTACTTAAATTTTTAATACTAATTTTTCCTAATTTTTCACGATTTTCTCGTTTCCTACAAAAAATTGAAAATTGACAGTAAAAATTGATTATCACCAAGCAGTAATATATCCAACAAAACAAGCATACAAGCCAGAACAACAATGTCAAGCATGAACGATATTATCAAGGCCGTCCAGAAGCACGAGATCGAGGTTGCCTCGCAGTCTATCGACAAGCTTGTCGCAGAGATCCACCGTGTTCTCACCGACAAGGATGCCGATCTTCTTGAGAGCCTCGAGGAGCACCTCAGCGACATCGTGTCCGCCGTGAAGGACAACCTCAAGGAAGAGAGCAAGAAGGCAGCCAAGGCTGCTACGGGCAAGAAGGTCAAGGACCCCAATGCCCCCAAGCGCACTCCCTCGCTGTACAACAACTTCATCAGGGACAACATCGCGTTGCTGAGGGAAGAGCACCCCGAATCCAAGCCCAAGGAGCTGATGAGCATGGCAGTCAATGCTTGGAACCTACACAAGGAGAAGAATGGTGCTACGAAGCCTATGGATGGCGCGAACTTGCTCTCTGATACGGAAGATAGCGATGCGGATATCGCCGGGCCCTCTTCAAGCAAGAAGGTCGCCACCAAGAAGAATGGTAAGAAGTAAAAAAGTAAAAATAAGCAAAAATAAAATACAAAAGAAAAAATCAAAAAAAGAAAAATACAAAATCAAAAAATATAAAAAATAAAAATACAAAATTTTATTTTTTATATTTTTATATTAGATAATATTATATAGATAAGATGGGAGTTCTTGAACAACCTGTGCCTCGTATGACGAAGTTTGCTAATGTCACTATGACCATGCCCGCATTCTTGGTGATCCTATTTGCCACGATTCTATTCGTAGTTACTGCTCTGGGTGCTATCTTCATGAAGAGCCCTATGATGCTGGTTAGTGTTATAGTGATGTATGCCTTAGCTATATATACCACCTATGTAGTAAATTGCCTCACTGTTGGTAACTGCAACCTATTGGCATGGGTTCTGGGCGTCCTATATGCCGTCATGGTTGGACTTACCATCCTGGCATATATAGCTGCCATATTCACGAAAGGATTTAGCGCTGCTGCCCTTTCTTACAAGCCTAAATCCGTTATGTAAAATAAAAACAA